GAAGCACATAGAATATATGCGTATTGGTCGGGTTCCAAACGAGTACAAATACCAAGTCATCCACTACTTCGTGGTCAATGAAGATTTGGAGTGGTTAGATTTTGTATCTTATGACCCGCGATTGAAGAATTGCAAGTTGCACGTTCACCGAGTTTTGCGCGATGATATGATGCACGAGATAACCGCAGCTCTTGATGCCTATGTTACTTTTTATGATAAATTAAAGAAGCACGAAGATGGCATACTCGGAGAATGATTTAAAAGCCCTATGCTGGGAAGAGGCTAAAGCCTACTTCAGCGCAATGGATCGCAGCCACATCTCAAGAATGATTGAACACGCAGTAAGAAAGCAATATGCAGATACCGAAGAATCTTAAAGAACTCAGTGCCCTGGCCACAAAGCTCAAGGCAGAGAAGCACCCCGATATTCCGCCCTTTGCCTTGGTAAAGAAGCGCTTTAAGGACACCACCGCCAATGACCTTACGAAGACCATCATTTGGGATATGTACCACGTTAGGGAAGGTGTAGCTTACCGTATCAACAATGGTGCAGTCTATGATAAAAAGCGAGGGGTGTACCGCGCTGGAGTACAAAAGAAAGGCGTGCCCGATATCATTGGTATCATCAATGGCCGCTTCATTGGTATAGAGGTGAAGATTGGTAAAGACCGCCAAAGTGCCGACCAAAAGCTCATAGAACAAGAGATAAATGCCGCGGGCGGTGTTTATTTTATAGCGAAATCATACGATGACTACCTAAACAAAATCAATGAAGTCACACATAACTGATGGGGCAATATCAGAGCTGCAAGTCGCTGCTCTATTATTAGAGCACGGCTGGGCCGTTGCGTTTCCCTTTACACATCAAAACCCTTTTGATCTTATTATTTATAAAGATGGTAAGGTTAGGACGGTGCAAGTAAAAAGCGGAACGTATGCCGAAAACCAGCACACGGTGATAAAGAGCGACTACAGCAAATATGCTGAGGTTGACTACATCATTCTGCACGATAGAATACAACATCAGTTTTATATCTTCAGCAAGGGAGAGCTGAACAACCGCCGCACGGTGACAATGGACCCCAAAAAACTCACACAACAGCTCAACAACTGGAAACGAATTCAATGAACACAACAACAATAGCTAAGAAATACCTCGCCCACGGCTTTAGCCCCATTCCTCTTATTGATGGGGAAAAGCGCCCAAGCATTCGCAACTGGCAGCAATATGGTGAGGAGCCTATGGGACTACAAGAAGCCGAGAGCCTCTTTCAAAATACAAATAGCATAGGTCTCGTGATGGGCTTTGATGGTATTCAATGCCTTGATATAGACGCCAAGCACTTTAGAGGTGAAGAATACGAAGTCTTTTGCAACAGGCTTGAAGAAGAAGCACCTGGCCTTAAGGACAAGATGATAATACAAACCACCCGCGGCGGTGGCTTTCATTGGATATTTAAATGCGATGACATAGATGGCAATCAAAAATTTGCTCGCAATATAGATGGTGAGGTGACCTTTGAAACAAGAGGCCGAGGCGGCCAAATCGTTACCTACCCAAGCAAAGGGTACAAGATACTCGGAAAGATAACGAACGTGCAGCGAATCAGCCCCGTTGAGCGTGATGTTATCTTTCGAGTAGCCCGTACAATGGATGAGATGCAAAAGGAAGTGGTTGTAGAAAGCAAGCGCATTGGAGACATTCAAACGCAAGACCAAACGCCGTGGGGTGAGTTTAGAGCAACACACACGGCTCTAGATATAATTCAAAGGTATGGATGGTCTATTGTAGGGGAAAGCAGTAAATACATATACTTATTGCGTCCTGGTTCAACAGATAGCAAAACAAGTGGCGTGATATTTAAAGACACCGAGCTGTTTTGGCCGTGGACAACGAGCAGTGAATTCGAAGCTGAAATGCCCTACGATGGCTTCCAGTGCTATACATTATTAGAGCACGGTGGTAGTTTTGATCGAAGCATTGCAGATATAAGAGAACAAGGCTACGGCAAGCGCTATGAGCTTAATACTACAAATGACTTTAATATAGACTTAGAAGATGATGAGGTACAAGAAGAAATGGCAGCACTTATTCAACGCCTTCGTGTTGACTCAACTGTTAAGGTCTCCCAACCTCCTAAGGCTATTGAGATGGTTTTTGGGCAAAAGTCGTACATATTTGGCTCCCTTGGTAATTTTAGCCTGGTTCAAGGTAAGGCTAAAAGCCGCAAGAGCTACTTCCTTAGTACAATTGCGGCTGCCGCAGTATCAAATCAAATGGTATGTGACCACTTCAGAGGCTACATTGAAGGCCGTAAGGTATTCTATATTGACACAGAGCAAGGGAATTTCCATGCAGCCAAGGCAAAGCGCCGCGTGCAAGAAATGGCATCACTACAGCCTGAACAGAACTACGAAAACTTTGAGTATCTTAAATTCAGAGCTGTGGACACAAACGCACAGCGCCTAGCAGCTATAGACTACTTATTTAAGACTGAACCTGATATAGGGTTTATGATTATTGACGGCATTGCCGATGTAGCCTCAAAAGGTGTTAACGATGAAGAGGAGGCCACTATGATTGCCTCTAAGCTCCTCAAATGGACTGCGGAATACAATTGCCACATAACAGTTGTACTGCACGAGAACAAGCACGACAGGAACGCTAAAGGGCACCTCGGAGCTTATTTGGTACAGAAAGCAGAAACAACACTTAGCGCTAAGAAAAGCGAACACAATAAAGACATCACTGAGATTGTACCTGAGTACACAAGGAATATAGAGCCACCAAGCTTAGAGATGACGATAGGAGGATTTGATCTTGTGCAGTTTTCTGAACTTGAAGAAGATGAATTCTATAATAAGACAAGAGTATGGACAGACGAAGACCAACAACGCATTGCTGCCAAGATATTAGGTAAGAGCAAAGGAGACGCTGCGGCCTTCATACGTGATACAGAGGACTGCAAAAAGAAAGATGCTGAGAAAGCGTTAGCTCTTATGGAAGACGCAAACGTAATACACTGGGAAGGTAAACGACCAAAGATTGCAGCACTAGGCCCTAACGATAATGAACCGCAAATAGAGTTATGATAGACTTAAAAGTAAGAAATCAAATAGCACAGCTCATAGTAGATATGTCAATCGGTGATAAAAAGCCAGTGCGTAAACAAGAAATGGTATCACTCATTGAAGAGGTAAACAACACCGCTATTATAAATCACGCCATTCGCTTTGTGAAAAACAGTGAAGGTGTAGTTTTATATATTAAGAAATACAGAAAAACAGCTATAGAGAAAAGATTAGACAATGGACCGCAAGTGTAGTAAATGCAATAAAACCAAAACTATTGACAGCTTCTCTAAGTTAGTACGTGGCAAAGACGGCTACCGTTCGCAATGTAAAGAATGCGATAAAGCTTACAGAGACGTCAACAAGAAACCCGTGATGCCCCGCGATGGTGAGCCTTTCCGACTTGATACCAATACGGTACACAACCATTTCTACATTCACTTTGGATTTACTGAGTACCGATACAACCCCTCTGAATGGAGTGAGAGTGCTAAATACATTATAAATAAAACAATAACAACAACAACTAAAAACAATAAGCTATGAGATTTCCAGACAGCTACCTTGATGATGGCAACCCGTGGACTACAGACACAGAATACTGCGCACAGTGCGGTACATCAACAGACAACTATGCTTTAATTGATTCGGAGCCTATATGTCAAACGTGTGAGCTTTATGCCTAGCAAGCCAACACGTAAGCAAAGACCTTGGCTTCAAGGCAGCCACAAGAGCAGTAAGGCTCGTGTGGAACGCAATAAGATATATGGTACAGCGCAATGGCGTAAGCTTAGACTTATACATATAAGACAACAACCTTTGTGCGTTGAGTGTAATGCGCCTGGTCAAGTCGTTGACCACATCACACCTATTCGTATGGGTGGTGAACCATTTGATATGACTAACCTACAGACAATGTGCCATAAGTGCCATAACATTAAGAGTGGGAAGGAGGCACACCTATGAGCTTTGATTGGGAACAATACAATAAGTGGGATGCTTGGGGCAAGGATATTATCATTGACTGGCTGAGTAGCAAAGGACATACGATGGTACACAACCCAGATAAGTATGGTATAGACCTGTATAGTGATTACAAAGGCAAACTATATCTGTGGGAAGTAGAGGTCAGCACAACACACGTGTGGACGTGTGAGGATGACTATGAGCCTGAGGCTGTTAGCTTTCTCGGCCGCAAAAAGAAATGGGCTGAGTGGCCGTTCTATTATTGTATCATTTGCAGTGCAACCGAATCTATTGTAGTGTGCAGCTCGTCAGTAATATATAAGCCTGAATACAAGCAAGAGCGCTATGTAATCAGCCGTGATTGTGTAGATGTGTTCTACCATGTACCTAAAGAATTGTGTGAATGGATAAAGTAAATGATAAAATATGGTCAATAATTATACAGCTGTTTGCAGTGCTATTAACTTATGTGCAGCAAGCAAAACATACCTTAACTGTTTGTAAATCAGCATATAGGGAGGGGGGCGTTGAATGTAATGGCTTAACGCACAGGCATCACCGCTCAAACTTTTTTCACACGGTGTCAATTTTGAAAGGTAAAAAGTGACTGATACTCAACAACTTAAAAAGGATAAAAAACAAACATAATGCCAGGAAGAAAACCAAAGCCTACGGCAATGCTGAAGGCAGCAGATACATTCAGAAAAGACAGACACGAAGAACGACTTGAAGTACAAGGTCGGCCTGAGCTGCCTACTTATCAAAGTGCAGAAGAAACATTTGACTGGCTAGTCAAGCACCTTGATGATTTAGGTGTAGTAGCCGAGCTCGATGCCATTGCATTGCAAATGATGTCGGACGCTTGGGAAGATTATTGTGCAGCGCGCGCAGTTATTAAAAGGCTGGGTCCAACCTACGCGACTACAACACCGCAGGGTGATGAGATGCACAGACCAAGGCCGGAGCTAGCAATGATGAACGGTTCTTGGGACAGATTAAAAAAGATGTTGCCAGAGTTTGGCTTAACTGCTGCGGCAAGAGCTAAGCTATCAACACCGGAGAAGATAGAGAGTTTAGAAGATTTATTAGGAGAATAATGTACGACAGCAACAAAGCAGATAGAGTCATTAGATTCATAGAAAGAGTATGCACACACGTTAAGGGTGACTTAGCAAGCAAACCTTTCTTACTTGAAGAATGGCAAATTGAATACATACGTCAATTGTTTGGTACGGTCAATGAAGACGGCACCCGGCAATACAGAACCTCATTTGTATTTATACCTCGGAAGAACGGGAAAAGCAACTTGCTTGCTGCAATTGGTTTGGCTTTGCTATTCGTAGAGAAAGAGCCTGGTGCAGAAATATATGTTTGTGCATCTTCTCGAGACCAAGCAAATGCCATCTTTGATGTGTGTAAGCAGATGATACGGAACCAACCTCTTTTGGAAAAGGGTTGCAAGGTGTACCGCAACTCGATTGTGCTTAACGGTACCAATTCATTTCTTAAAGCTGTAGCGGCAGATGCAGGCGTTTTGCATGGTAGTAATGCAAGTGCGGTACTTTATGATGAAGTCCATACCGCTAAGTCTCGTGAGTTGTGGGACGTAATGGCAACTTCAATGGGTGCTAGGTCGCAGCCTTTAATGTTTGGCATTTCA